AATTATGAGAATGGATATGGTTTTCTAATTTTGAAATATTATTTGATTCGTATACATCTAAAATAATTGGATCTTTTACCATATATGTTACAGAAATTTCTTTTAAACGTAAATGTAGTCGTTCTGTTTTACCAATCTTTATAATATATTTTTTAGGCTCTGTTGCATATTTCAGTAAAATTACATAAACTACTTTATTATCATTAAAAAGCTGTAGAAATTTATTGTGATTATGTAAAAAATGAGTGCGATCTTTTTGGTATAATTCATTATCCTTTTCTTCTATTTGGTGTTTCAGTTCTTGTACTTCCTTATTTAGTTTATATTCACCTGTGATACGGATTTCTTTGATTACTTCGAATACCCAGTTACGAAATATTTTTGCGATTGGTTTACGTGATTTAAATAATAGTTCATATAAGCCTTTTTCTGTTAAAAATGTAACACATTGATTACCACCAGGGGTCTCAATGGAGTTTATAACCTTTTCAGTATTATCAAATTCTTTTAATGATGCATGGATATTACTCATTTCTAATATATTTCCTATATCACTTGCTCTAAAAAGAGGATTCTCTGTAGTTCCTTTAATAACAATTTCAGTATGTAATTCATTTGAATTGAATGCTTTGACGATTTCCATGGCTCTAATAATAGATATTATACCCTTTCTTTAGACTCCTTTTATAATTATTTTACAAACCCCCAATCATTCAAAGCGCACTTTAAGGATTTAAAACCAATTGACTCATACCGTATAAGTATCTAATGAGCGATGCATTTTTTAAAGTAAAAAGTTCAAAACGAAGTAATCCTGAAGCCCGTACAACACTTGATGCAATTCATAGTCAAACGATTCAGACAATGACAGACCAAAAAGATAATTTACATGAAATTAAAAGTAATTTGGAAAAATTAAAGAAAAAAATATCAGAAACTACATCGGATATTGAAATTTGGCGTCTTGAAAGGGATGCAGAAGCGCTCGAAAAGAAGATTAAATCGGTGGAAGATGGATCGGAATTATTGGATTATTATCTTCGCACAGGTGATATACTATATGATTACTATGATATACAAGAACAAATACAAAAAGGTAATAAAACATTCAACAATAATAAAGCAAAACCAGGATCTATATTAGCAATTCTAGATATAGTTGCACAAGAAGAAGGGTATACAAAAAATATATCAAAAGAAAAAAAGGGGCTTCAAAGGCAACAACTTCTTAATAATTATCTTCAGCTCGAAGATCCATATATGGCACGAAATAGTGTGGAAGAATACGATGATCCATGGACAAATTGTGAGATTTGCGGAAATGAAATGATCATGTGTTTAAATGAAGCAAACTTAACTTGTTTAAAATGTGGGCACCAAGAATTTATTTTGATTGATAGTGATAAGCCTTCATACAAAGATCCTCCTCGTGAAGTAAGTTATTATGCATATAAAAAGATTAATCATTTTAACGAATGGTTAGCCCAGTTTCAAGCAAAAGAAAGCACCGAAATTCCAAATGAAGTATATGATGCCATTTTAATCCAACTCAAAAAAGAAAAGATTACAGACATGTCCAGTTTAAAACAAAGCAAACTTCGTGAAATTTTAAGAAAGATGAAATATTCCAAATATTACGAACACATCCCTCATATAATTAATCGCCTAAATGGGCAAAATGCACCTTTTATGTCACGCGAAGATGAAGAGAAATTACGACATATGTTTCGTGAAATTCAACCATCTTTTAAAAAGCATTGTCCAAAAGGTCGTCGGAATTTTTTGTCATATGGTTATGTATTGTATAAGTTCTGTGAATTATTAGAGATGGATGAGTATTTGCCATGTTTTCCTTTATTAAAAAATCGTGACAAATTATATTTACAAGATAAGACGTGGCAGAAAATATGCGGAGAGATGGGCTGGGAGTATATACCTACCTGTTGAAAGTATTTTTATTTTGAAAAATTTTATTTTATACTTGATCGTAGTGAATGATGCGATGGAATTAAATGTGGTTAAAAATATTAGTAGAATGTCATTACTTTTTTAGATATTTAATAAATTTGACCCTTTTAAAAATGTTAGTAAATTGGCAGAATAAAGAGCAAACTGCCAAAAAATCAGAAGAAAAACGTCAACTTCGTGAAAAAAAAGAACGATAACACAATTATTACATGTGAATGCGGTGGGACCTATCAGAACTATCGCAAACAAAGACACTATCTTAGCAAAATGCACATTGCAAAATCAACATAATAAAATCACCTCCCCAAATGTTTCATTTTTTTAGATATAAATGGTAATACAAATACATACAGAAAATATATAATAATACATAATACAAAGACCCATGCAATTATTTGAAAAATACGCGAAAATTTGCAGAAAAATGAATCATTATCGGCGGAACATGTATTCATTACCGTAGCTCCTACACCCATAAACGGCATAGATTGCATAGATGGTATTGAAGATCTTAATCGTCTACCCATTTATTTATTGAGTTAGATAAAGTTTTAATTTGGAGATTCTCTTGAAATTGTTCAGTTAAAAGATGTTGAACAATTAGATTGCAAGTATGAAATAATCCAATTTAATAAATTTTGAAAAAATCACTAAATTATATTTTTTGTATTACTTTAAATTATTTATATCATCCCCCGTATCTCAGTTTTTTATTAAATACAACAACGAGTCCACTCTTTTTCAAAAATAGGTGAATTTACATCATGCGTGGAAAGCCGACGAGATTTGCGCCGAGTCCGAATCCTGCCCCCTGTCTTGCAGTAACACCCACACTTGGCGACACCGCATCCAAAATAGCGAACACGACCGCAGCCAAAACTGCGAGAGTTGCAACTTCATCAAAAGGAAGAGCCTTTTTAGGAATAAAGATTGCGGCGGCGGCAATCACTAGACCTTCGATCAAATACTTGATAATTCGATTAACAATTTCTGCAAATCCGTAGCCCATCATTTTCTATATTCAATCCTAAGAAAAAAACTCGTCATAATTTAAAAAATCAGTTTAAAGCTTTGATATAAATAATATTTTAGATGAGTACTGTAGTAGAGGACTTTCTTGACGAGGATACAGAAATATCTGGCCAGCGTTACGTACTTTTGAGCTTTGTTAGCCCGGAGAAAGTTCTAGAAAAGAAGGACCTGCACTTTTTTAAGAAGTTTTTAGAATCCTATGAAGTTAACTGGAAGCTAAAAAATCTTGAGAAGTATATGGTTGATGTTGTTAAAAATATCAATGATCAATTGGATAGTAGAGCAAATGAGCTTGAAAAGAATGATCAGTTTGACCAAGCCGCTATCTGTCGTAAGAATCGTGTCCGTATCGATGATCTGATGAATCAGTATAACGGGTTTGTTCAAAAGAACAGAGATGATATCAATAAAACAACAATTGCGGGTGCATATGACGACTTTATGTATGAAAACAAGACAAAATTAGAAGAGGAATTTTATGCATTGAATGATTTCCGTACATCCGTAAGAGGAATAAAGGTGAGAGGAGTATATGGCAATCCTAAAGAGGCTGAATTAAAGGCAAAGAAGCTACAGAACAAAGATAAATACAATAATATTTTTATTGGGGATGTCGGTAAGTGGTTGCCATGGGATCCTCAGCCACATGAAGTGAAAGAACAGGAATATGCTCAAGACGAGCTCAATAATCTTATGCGGAAATACAAAGAAAATGAAGACAACAGGGATAAATTCTTCGAGGAACGTAAGGGAACGAAAGTATTTGGTTCTCAGAAAAGTTCAGATACATTTGGAAGTATGTTTGATGGGCCAGATTTAGCTCTTCAACGTAAGATGGAGAATGTAACAATTGAAAAAGTGTCAAATACTGTTGTTACACCAGATACGCCTAAAACACCTACCAATTCACCTGTCGATTCATCCATGTCTGAATTGTAACAAAAAAAATATTATTTATAGTAATTAATTTTTTGTTAAGAGTAATATCCTACAACGTCATTTTTCATCCCTACATATTTATCAACGCACTGTTGTGTAACACCGTCGCAAAAGTAAGCTTCTGTGCACGGTACTCCACTACTATTGGGGGAACGGCATAAATAGTCCGTATTTTTATCTGGAATATATGATACATCCTTAAAAGATGAAACGGAGTCAGGCACTTTTAGATCGGGCATATTTTGAAAGCCAGACATAGAAAAATGAGACTCGCTTCTATCAATATAACGCACTAGCATCGGAAGAAATACAATTGCAACAACAAGTAGGACACACATGGATCCAATTCCCATTTCTTTAGATCTCGCCATTTCTAGCAAATACATAGGTTTTATTTAGGTTATGGTACGACTTTTAGATTAGTTTGCCCCATAGAAGGAGGAATATCTGATTTGCAATAACCATTCATACACCGTAGACCTGAACACGATGGTAAATCAACTCCGCAACGTTGTGCAAAACCTTCGGATGTCATTAAAAATGTTATGATTCCAATATATATCATTATTCCAACAATTAATAACCCTATAAGTTGAACGACTCTTGTTAGTTTCATTTCTTCTATTTATTAATATTTCTTCTGTACATTAATTGCTGGCCCTCTTAGCTTAACACTATTTCGAGGATCGTAATTATTGACATCTTCTTCTTCTTTGAATCGTGCTAACATTTCAGATTGTCTCCATAATTCTGGAGCTCCCATTTTAAAATCTCCATGAATATCTCCTTTATACCAAAAAATGGTATCTTCTAATTTATTACTCTGTGTGTTATTATTAATCACTAAACATTCGTAATTTTGCGTACATTGATCCATCATTTGACAGAAAAATTCAAAGGATGGAAATGCGGAACCATAGTTCTCAAATAGACGTCTTCTATTATTCATATATGGTTCTCTTAATATAAATACATAATCCACATTTGTACGAAGAGCAGGCTGAATACCCAGCGGAAATTGCATAGTAATTACAAAAAACACTTTTAACCAACGGCCATTCATAAATAAATATCGAATATTTTTATCATGTGTCCATGAATCATCGTACATACAATCATCGAGAATCATAAATGCACGAGGATCAATATTTGTCCGAACTCCTTTCGCTTCATCTTGTTGGATTTTACTCATTACTAATTTCTGGCGTTTCACGAAATTAGCTAGAATCGTTGGGTTATATTCACCATGAATAAACATTGGTGGTACTATTTTCTTAAAAAACCCGTTCGACTCTTCCGTACCTGAAATAACACATCCCATAGGAATGTCTTGGTGATGAAATAACAAATCACGAACTAAAGTCGATTTACCAGTGCGACGACGCCCAATAAAAACTACAACCGCATCTTGAGGCACAGATTTCATTGAAAACTTCCGGAGACTAACATTTAAACCACCTTGAGTTGTCATTATTCTAGTACATATAAAAATATCTAGTGCGCTACATAAACGCGCATACAAGTCTTTATAATCTATAAGATGAAATCTGTACTAAAAACGATCCAAAGTGAACCATGTAGGGTACACGAAGTAACGGATAATGAAATCAGCACTTTTTCCAATTATATACATCTGCAACGATATCATCCAGCGATTGATTTATTTAAAATTCCAGAATTAGAATCTCATAAAAATCTTGAATTACCCTCAAAATACAATATTGATATATGGCATTCTCAAGATGACAATAAATTTTGGAATACAACTAGAAATTGTAAAGAGACCAAAGAAGATGCCAAAACATTTGTAAAAGTGATCCATTTACTTAATCCAATTGACATGATTAAAGAAAAGTATAAATGCCCTGAACACCCTCTCATTCCTCAAAGTGAAAATACTTGGAAAAAAACGCTTCAAAAAATACATAATCATAATAATCAAGCGTATGTCGATACAGTAGCTAATTTTGTACTTAGTCGTTTTAGAGAATTAAATTTAACACCGCATTGTGTACTGTATTATGGATCTGCCACAGGAATTAGTAAATCATACCAGTATAATATTTCAAATGAATATGACACGTATAGACAATGTCGTTGGTTTTGGAATGGAATGAAATCCCATAATGCACATTTAACGCTTATGCATAAAGATCTTCCAAATTTTGATGAATTATATAAAGAAATTACGACATGTCCCTTTGACGACGATGAAGATTTAAATGTAGAAATAGTTGAAGAATCAGATGTAGAGTCAATGGATTCATATAATTTTGATAATATTGAAGACAATGCAGATAATGTACGTGATATATTCGAAATAAATAATAAAATTGTTGGTGCAAATAAATCGGATTTAGATTTAGATAATTTAGATTTAGATAATTTAGATTTAGTATCGGACGAATCGGACGAATCGGATGAATCGGATGAATCTGACGAATCGGATGAATCAGATGAATTAGATGAATTAGATATTTGTTTAGAAATACCCAATATGCCTGTTATTTTAATATATCAAGAAGCACATGAAGGTGTATTAGATAATCTGTTAGAAAAAGATATTAATGAACACATACGCGGATCACAAGGATGGGAAGCACGATGGATTGCATGGCTATTTCAAATAGTCGCAACTCTATCTTTTTTACAAAATGCAATATGCTTTACACATAATGATCTACATTCTAATAATATTCTCTGGAGACAAACGGATCAAAAATTCTTATATTACAGAGGAAAAGATGGAACTGTTTGGAGAGTTCCAACATTTGGTAAAATTTTCAGTATCATTGATTTTGGACGTTCGATTTTTAGATTAGGAAAACATTTATGGGTGTCAGATGATCATTGGCCAGATCAAGATGCAGGAGATCAATATAATTTTGGACCATTTTTTGACCATACACGACCAAAAGTTCAACCAAACCCTTCCTTCGATCTTTGTAGATTATCAATTAGTTTAATTGACGGGTTATTTGACAAACCACCTCCTAAGAAGAAAGGGAAAGTGTCAATAATGAGCGAAGAAGGTGCATCGAAAGTATATGAAACATGTTCACCTTTATATAATTTGTTGTGGAATTGGACAGTTGATAAAAATGGACATACTGTGTATGAGGATGAGCACGGAGATGAAAAATATGAAGGGTTTGAATTATATGTTCGTATTGCACATGATGTAAATAATGCAGTTCCAAAAGACCAAATTCATAAACCGATTTTTCAACAATTTAAATGGAAACAAAAAGTATCACAAGATGAGACTATTTATTCCATTGGAGCTTAAAAATTATAACGAATTGCATCCAGTTGTATCTGGTTGGCAAGGGCATCCATTATCAATTGTAGTAGATCCTTCACCTTTTCTGTAATATTTCATTTGTCCATTTTTAACATCATTTACGATGGATTGGTCCCAAATACCTAGTGCAGGTGCATAACTAGTATTATTAGATGCAATACGAGTTATAAATGAACCGGACTCTACTTTTACCTGACGACGTTTTGTAATGAGTGAACTATCAAATATAGCGGTTGGCATTCTACTATATATATTTATCTTCCTGCAAGACGTGGGGGTCCAACCTGCAAATCAATATCGACATCATTAAATTTATTTGGCAATGGAATACTTATTTTTGGGAAAATATCTGGCATTAATACACCTACAAAAGCGATTAAAATGGAACCGCTTATAAAGTCCTGTAAAAATTGCATATTCTTATATTCTTTTTCTTTGTATTTTGATCCAATAAAACTAAGCGCTATAAATACTACACCTCCAACAAAAATCCATGGAAACCAAGTGGGTATCATTTTCAATAGTGTGGATAAAAACACAATCTTTCTATCCGCGTTTTTATATCTGCGTTTTATGCCAATACTTCATATTCATCTGTTTGAATTGCGGAGTCATCTATGTCAAAATCAATACCTGCCGATAATGGTAAACTTTCTTCTCCTATTTTTAAATCTGGACCATCATCGGTTGAATCATACACCATGTCGGAATCATTTGGATTTGTAGAATCAAATATTGCATTAAACTCTCCAAATTTAACATTTCGTTTATCATTGATTACAATGGTTTGATTAACAGGTTCTGGGTTCTCTTGTTTCTCTGGGTTCTCTTGTTTCTCTGGGTTCTCTTGTTTCTCATCTGTCAGATCCAAAGGTTCTAACGGTTTAAGATCCAAAGGTTTCTCGTCCACTTTCTCAAGTTCTACCGATTTATTTATATTAATGACAGATGCCGGTAGTTCTTGTTTCTCAGGTTTCTCAGGTTTCTCGGGTTTCTCGGGTTCATCAGGTTTATCATCATCGTCATCTGCATCATTGTTAACGAAATCTCTCAAAATCGATTTAACTGGTACTAAGCTTCGAACGGCTTGTAATATTCCTTCATTAATTAATTGCTCAATCATTCTATAATTTTGCTGTTTTTCAATACCTGAGATCCCATCTCTAAATAAATACGTAGAACCCCATAGAATCTTAGATGTTTCACACAATACTTTGAATAAGAAATGTTCAACCTTTGGAATATTAATTTCGACTTTTTTATTATTGGATGACAGTCGAATCGCAGTAAGAACTTTCGTATGTGCAATAAAAACAGCGGTCAAGAGATCTTCCAAATAATCACATCCGCAGTTTACATGAATGGTATGTATCTCATTGTTTACTTTTTCCATATTCCAATCATGAATTTCATTTAAGTAGTTTTGGAATTGCCACAAAGCCTTTTTTGCATCCGTTGTTTGTTTGGACTTTTCAAGTAAATCTGTAAAGAATTGGAAATAAGCAGGTACTAAAAATACACAAAGTTGTTTGGTATATTCTGTGCGGGCATCCGAATAGACGGAAAGAATAGAATCACGGTTCATTTCTTCTTAATTCGATGGTGTTATAGTTGTCTTGTATAACGCGTTTCCTAAAAATGCCCAAAGTGATCCTGAGAGTTCAGTGCATTTACCGTAGTCTCTTAATATGTTTTCATTTGACAAATGCTCGCTAATTAAATTTTCAGGATTGTAACCATTTTTAATGTAATGAATTAAATCATTTTCAGATTGTTGTGCAGTAGCATTATTTTCTTGGCGCCGATGCGTAATCGTATGTTGCCAAATATCAGGATAATGCATTTTTAAATAGATACATTGTTTTACACGACGATAGGAATATTCATTAGGCTTTAAATATTCTTTTATATCATCTGCCTTTACATTTAATGCCATCAAATATTGGTGCAAATTGTCCCACGAAGGCTGATACATTTTTTTAATAATACATCGAGATCGAATTGGTTCTTGTAAACGTCCTCCATCGCGACATTCTAAAATAAATAATACATCAGATGCATGTGTTTCCAAAATTCGCCTTAAAAATGCCTGTGCCTCTGGTGTTAAATCATCTGCACCTTCTAGCCATAATATAGCAGGCTCGGTGCGTCTTGCCCAAATATGTAGTTTTTGACGACCATCCCGCAATGTCCTATCTTTTCGACAAGGACATACAAAGAGTTGTTTTTTAAGTGTTTCTGCATACTTCTGAATCCAGTAACTTTTACCGCATCCAGGAGGACCTGTTAGAATAATAGGAGTATTCATTTATTTAAAATAATCGATTAATTGTTTATACTCTGAAACAATTCGTCTATTTTCTTTTTATTGATTTCTTTATCATATAATATACATGCAACCATATCTTTATGAAAATAACGATCTATTACTGCATTTACTTGTTTTTTAGTAATTCTCGCAAATCGCCTAGAATACAATTCTTGATATGGTATAATATCGCCATACATTGATTCTTCCCCATTATACATAGCAAATGTATCTATATTTTCCATACTTCTTAATAGTTCTCCTTTAATAATAATTTTACTGCGAGTTACTTCATCTTCTGTGACACCCTTTTTCAAATCTTTCAAAAAACGAACTAAAATTGGAAGTACCTCCATTAACTTTGCAGGATCTGTTTGTAAAAATATGGAAAAATATCCACTATGTTCCTGCGTATCCGTGATACATTTTGTTCTATATGTTAATCCATGTTTTGTCCTAAATTCCATAAAAAGTCTTCCACCAAATCCATTTAAAACTGCTTTCAATACTTCTAGGCTGTATTTATCTTTAGATGCATGACCACATGTGCGAAATCCAACACTTACAGTAGTAGCTTTTACCGATTTTTTATGATAATAATTCACAGAAGGCACGATAGGTGATAATTGTAATATAGGAGAATGTGCAAATGACGGTTTTACCCTTTTATCGTGTTTTATAGACCCCATTTTAGATATAATATTTTTAATATAAGAAAAAGGAAGTTGTGATACTACACTAATGATCATGTTAGATGGAACATAGAACCATTTATACCATGCATACATGTCGTCATATTTCAAATGTGTCGGAGTTGGGTGATATTCCATACAGTCTACAGGATTTTCGTAGGAACTTCCTTTATAATAAAGTGAATTTATACGTTCTGTGATGAGATTTATATTGTCATCTTCATTTCGAATATTCTCTTCTACCACCACATTCTGCTCTTTTGTAAATTCTTTTTTCGGAAAAGTGGAATGTAACAATACATCAGATAGAATTTCATATGACTTTTCAAAATATTGATCATCTGCTTTAATATAATAACATGTATACATATGTGTTGTAAATCCATTTGATTCGGATCCAATGTCATTATATTTAATTAACAAGTTTCTAACTTTCCTAATTTTTTCGGTCCCTTTAAATGTCATGTGCTCGACAAAATGAGAAGCACCTCGAATAGGATCTGTTTCATAGGCTGATCCAACTTTACAAAATACATATATACATGTAATGGGAATGGCTCGATCGGATGGCTGATATACTAGTTCCAATCCATTTTGAAATTTATGTCGTTTTATGGATGACATACTTATTGAGCAGATAAGAATTCTGCATAACTATTCAAAGCCTGTTCATCCAATTCTGCATTTTTCCGTAAACTCTGCATTAGCGGATTATTATCCACCGCTTCCACCGAACTATACTGATTTCTTTCACGACTTACATCTAATTTGAGAGGGACTCTATATTCAACACGCCCAATATCACCCACGCCTGGTGTCAAATCCATGGATCGGTTAATGGCTAATGCACGATCATTTATGTAATCCGCATCCAATTTCTGAGAAGTTTGTCTACCAGGATCCCCTTTAAACACTGCTACACCACCTGACCCAGCGATCGGTTTTCTACCGCGAGCAATCTGTTCCTTATTAGGGTTGGTGCGCATGTTATACGCCGAAGTTATGTCAATTGAATCTCCCCATGCTCCTCCACCTGGCCCAGTCCATGATAAATTGTTAGATAGTTGTGATTTTTGAGTCGGCTTTGCAATGTCATCTGGATCATATACTTTCAGACGTGTAGGAGCAGATGCCGCGGCTACCACACCCATGCGATCCAAATAAATAGTGGTCTCTTTTACAGTGGTCCGTGCAATATCCTTTGGATCCCACACTGTAATGGCAGGAGCTCTTTCCGCATAGGAAATGGGTGTTCCATTCATTCGGATATTTCCGATTGTTTCTGCACGACGTGTTGGACGAGCATCATCTGTAAAATGGGTTGTTACTAAACCATTATCTGCAGGGACAGCATTAAGTCCCATAACACGTTCACTTGTTTCATTACGTTCATTTGGACGAATTTCAATAGATGATTTGCCATAATCCGCTTCCCCACCTAGATTTTTAGTATAATAACTTGTCATATCCGCATTACGATAACCAGCGCCACCATATTGTTGTGTTGTGGGCATACGATAGGAGCCCGTTACATAGCTTTCTGCAAAGTCCTGTGATGCAGCAATACCTCCGTATTCGACGGATGTTTCAGGCCGAGCCGTGTGTGGTAATACTTGTACAGAACGCACGGTTTCTTTGATTACGTCACCGTTTGTTACAAAAAAGCGCTCACCCGTTTCATCGATGTAGAACGTGTCAGGTTTATATTTACGTACTTCGCCTGGATCATCTGAACTTGTCGTAACAAAGCGACTACCTGGAATGATCGGTGTATCATATGTTTCTTTGGGATTGGAAATAACACGTAAATCGTTCGTGTCTTTGGGGCGCATAATTTCATTCACTTCCATTTGTTGAAATCCGCCTTTGCCTGCAAATCCAAATTTTTCACCAATACCCGATCCAACACGTGTTGGTTCAAAGGGACGTTCACCGTTACGAACAATAGGAGCCTGTGTAGCAATACGTGATTGGAAAAAATCAGTATTATCTTCCATACCATATGGATTTCCATAAGGAGCACGAGATGTTTCAAACATATTTTCGACTTCTCTCTTTTTCATTTGAGTAGAGCCATTTCCATTGTAGGAATCAAGAATGGAAGTATTTGATTGAGGGGCAATGTTTTGTTTTATGCGACCACCGAAAAATGGCTGCATATTATTATGCTTGAACTCATTCGATAATATCTTTTGCCCAGAAAGTGGACTAATTACATATTTACTGTTAATGTAATTTGAATCTTGTTCTACGTTATCGGAACGATATTCTGTCATAGGAACGTTTGAATCAATTGGAACGGGCGATGGTTGTGTGCCCGGGGTATATCCAGGAGAATAAGGAGGCTTGTTAGATGCATAACCAAATGCTGTACCGTAAGGTCCTGGACTGGGTTCTGATGTATATGGGCCTTTTGGAGTGTTATACATCAAATCTAGGTCAGGGCCAAAACCAACAGCGGATGAACCTTTTGGGGCAAGAGTTAAAGGATCTGTGTTAGGGCCTCGTGCAGCAGGAATGAAATTTTCTTTTAATAAGGGACGTACTTTATCGGCAGGAGGAAGTGAATTACTTGCCTTTGTGATTAGATAGCCTAATCCAAGGAGACCAGATAGGGCTGCAATTTCCATACTAATAAACCTTTAATTTTTTGTATAAAATGACGCCTTAAAGAGTTTACACCAAACTCTAAATAGATTAAAATGTCTATTCAATTAACAATAAACGATGTAGAGCCATATGTAATACAAGATACTGTAATGACCACACTAACAAATTCAGGATACTTACTTTACACGCTTAACATGCTTAAAAGCCTAAAACCATTTCAGTTGGATAAAAAAGTGTTTATTGTGTGTGTTGACAAAAAGTGCTCGGAAAAACTTAAAAAAAAGGGATATGATTCAATATATATAAATGAAGAGTATAGCCCATTTTCTAAATATAATAGCACGGAATATGTCAAAATTTGTTATTTAAAACTGGAACTCATTTATAAAATTCTGTTGCACAAAAATGTGCTGTTAATTGATGGGGATATTGTATTTAGAAAGAATCCGATGGATGATTTCTCGAATTTATCAAATAATCCAAAAGTCGATGTATGGATTCAAAATGATTCGTTAGATAATAATAATACACAAAACATGTGCACTGGTTATATGCTTATAAGATCAAGTGACAAATTAATTAAATTGTATGATGTCATTTCAGAAGAGGGACGTAAGAAGTATTTAAAGTGTGCATTTAATAATAATGATCAGACGTATTTTAATGATTTTGTAAAACCGAGATGTAGTTTTAGCGCTCTTCCATTAGAAAAATATCCGAATGGAAAAATGTTTTATGATAATCCGATGTTAGACCCTGTGATGGTTCATTTTAATTGGCTGGAAGGGCATTTGAAAATGGCAAAAATGAAAGAACACAAGATGTGGCTTTTGACTAGGGAGGAAGAAGTGTAGATTTATCAAATATTAAGTCTTTGACTGTTTTACCCTTTCCATCCTTAATATTCATATCAGCTTTAGCACTAATTAAAGCGTTATAAATGTCTAGTTTATTATATTGGAATGCAATATGCAATGGAGTTTGTCCTAAAGTATCCGTTATATTCACATCAGCTTTAGCACCAATTAAAGCATTAACAATTTCTAAATTTCCATTTTGTGCTACAATATGCAATGGAGTTTTTCCGAAAGTATTCTTTATATTCACATTAGCCCCTTTAGCAATTAAAGCATTAACAATATTTAAATTACCTTTTATTGCTGCATAGTATAATATAGTATTCCCTAAATCATCCTGAATATTGATATCAATATTGTGTTTATTCATTTCATTCAAATTTAAGTTATGAAATAAACCTTTAATATATTTATTTCTATCATTTGACCATTTATGTGTATTTACATATGTGTTACCTTTTGGAAATTTAAGTGTAGTTGATGTTGTATTTATCACAGAACGTCTTCTTCTAAGGTAAGTACTTATAGAAGAATCGCATGGGTATCTGCATACTATATTATAATAGGTTCCTGGCAATAACTTAAATAAATCAGACTGACTTATTTTAAAATTAGTACGAAAGTTTATATGAAAATCATGTAGACTATTAGGTTTATCGTTATTATACCAAACTAATACATCATCTTTAGATGGAAAAAATGAACAATCAAAAGCATAATTGATAATATTAATAAAAAATTGTGATGTCCTTTGTTTTTTGTATAATTCATCTAACTTATCAAATATATTAGAAGAATTTAGTTCATTCGTAAACGTATCCAACATTTTTTGATTATTTTCAAATAATATCTCATATGTACTTTTATATTCTTTATATTTTTTTATATAACGTTTTTTTGTATATTTTAT